TCCCTATCTGCCTCTTCAAACTTTGAATCTTTATTAGCGATCAAAGCATCGATTTTTTCAAGGCACTTCGGGCAATCATTTTTTTCTGCCATTTGTTTATCCTCCTTGTTTTTAATTGGTTTTGTTCTTATGAACTTTGCATTATTTTTAACCACATATTCCACTTTTTTGTGAACTTCCTTAGGATCACCCGTAAGTTCAACAACTCCGCTATTGAACGAGTAAACCTGTTTATAAATTTTAGATTCTCCGACTCGCAACCTGGATTCATAAACGACATATTCATCATATACTTCGTGTACAAAATGGTAACTATCATTTGAATCCAAACTGTCTATCTTCCTACGGACAGCTTCAAGTCGTTCCATCAATCCATCACTGGTATTATCAACGATATCCAATAATGCATATCCTTGTTCCTTTACGGATTGAAAAGCCTTAATCAACTTGTCTGTTCTAATCATTTCATTTTCTTCTCCTTTCTTATTATTATTATTACTATTTGCACGAATGCCGCAGCCATCTTCAATAGAACATGCACCTGTCCCGCCGGGCAGGAGAGCCAAATGGTCTGGTCTATGATTTTTAGCTATTGCACTATATTCTTCTCCTTTAAATTCTCCTTCTTCATCCTCTTCATCAGAATAAACTCCTACACTCACTTCAACCTGTTCTGATGCCTTAACTGATGCCAACACATCTGAGGAAACCTGACGTAACTTATTTTCCTCTAACCAACCTTCTGCTTTAAGTTTCTTGCCTTTTACCATTGTATTAAACACCTGACCAACAGCTCTGGTTTCCAAAGTCTCTGGAGTATTAGCAGATACAGAATCTCCATCCTCATCTGTTGGATGATCTATGACTATTGGAATACCATTCCAGGAACCTGCAAATTTACCAAGTTCTACAATAGTATGAAGTAATGGTCCATGGCTTCCATTATGAACACCCTCCACCATCATTATAATAGGAACCACTAAATGATTCTTTCCTTGATAGGTTTTCTCCTCCACTGTATACCCATCCTCAGTGGTAAAAGTAATTACTGAATGTACCATAATTTCTTTTATTAGTTAGTACCAAATACTTTTTGCTCTTCTTTTTGTTAATCGCCAACCGCATAGATAACAATTATAAATATATAACTTTGCTCTAGTAGCTGTAAGATATTTCATATCATTCCATTTTAAGCCAAGTCTTTTAATACAACGCCTACAAATAACATGGTCGTCAGTATTCACTGCTCCAACAGCAATATCACTTGCCATAGGATTTAATGTTGGAAATGATGAATATGTTACATCATGTCCCATTATTTCATTATTAATTCGTCCCAATCTTTTGATCTAATTTCCATTCTTGTCATAATTGTCGAATTAAAATAAGAATTAATCAATTGTTTTCTTCTTACAAGAATTTCTCTTATCTCTTTTATTTGTTCTTCTGTAAAGGATCTTCCACATATTGTAGGGGCTCCTCCTTGCCTTATGACTTCAATAATTTCACTACTTGTCATCTTCATTTCCTCCTAATCTTAATTTAATTAATAATCCAATTTAATTATGTTACGTCTTGTCCCATTAATTCCAAACTCCTTTCATTATTTTTTCAACATCTTCTATATAAGGAAGTGCACAACATCTACAATTTGGATGAAGTGGTATCACAGGCTCAATTTCATCCAAAGTAAATACCTTACCCTCCAAAGCAGCACATCTAGCACAAACTCTATCATCTCCTGCTGTACTCCATTCTGCTTTTACCACTATTCCTTCTAAGCCCCAATTTCGATATTCCTGAATAGTAGCAACGTGATGTGCTCTTATCACTTCGGTCCGTGCTATCAATACAGCTCTATCCATTGCAGGCATAGTTCTACCTAATGCATCCTTTACTGCTAAATCCCCCATTCCTGTGCCATTAATAGCAGCTACAAGCTTTCGGGCAAGAAAGGCAGGGCCATCACCGTCAGCCAATCCTTGTGCTAAAATCCTACTTATGGTAGTATCCATTGCTGTAGTAACTCCTTTTAAATCATTAAATACTCTTGTAAATAATAATCCTACCCTATCTACATGCATTGGTAAACCTTGTACAATATCAATCCCTCCTGATTCTTCTATGGAAGGTATTTTAAGTCCTGCTTTCTTCAATTCACTTCTAGCTCTCATAATTCCTCTCTTATAAGAGTCAGTTATGTATAAATTTGTCCAATACTCATTAACACCTCTGCCAATCTGTTGATAAGTACCTACTTCAAGAATCCCTTTATCAACCTGCTCTTGTAACCACTTCATAAAAGCTTCCAACTTTGCAGCACTTCTTTCAAAATTAAAAGCCTCTGCTCCAGGTGTAGTCATTTGATGAGCCTGAATATTATCATTCCGTAAACTAAAAACATCTTCCACAACAATAGCTTTCCTAACTACCATCGCTAATTCATTAAAACGTCTTTTCATATCTTGTGCAAAAACGCTTCTCAACACAGTTGTATGCGTTGGATCCCTACGTAAAGATGCTTGATAAATGTCAATATATGTATGTGTTTCTAACATGCTAATTTTCTTTTATTCCAAAGGATCATTCTTTCACTTTCTCTTTGTCTTTTCTGCAAGCCTGCCTGAGTTTGATAATATCTTCTCATAGCCTTTCTTGTCTTTCTCTTCTGTTCCTCAGACATCTTAATTCCTTTTCTATTTGAAACTCTTCCTTTTCTCCCCTTACTTAAATTTACCTCTTTTGTATATCTCTTATTCAAATTGGCAATTCTTAATTTCTGTTTCACATTTTCTGTACGTGGAACATTCTTATTCCATGGTATCCTTCCAGCAGGACCATCCCCTCCTTCTGTTAAATTTGCTAAATACCCTGTTTTCAAATCTATTCTACCATATCCTTTTATCAAACTTTTTTCAATCCTGTAAGCATCCTTTTCACTTAAATTATTATAAAGTATCTTTCCTTCAAAATCTAATTTCATTCTCCAAAGATAGTGAATAATTTGTACCTTTAAACTTCTCTTCTTATGACTTCCTTGTAATAACCTTGCTTCATTTGTATGATTGTTTATTCTATCTCCTTGCCCCTTTCCAATATAAAATAATTGTTCTTCCTTATCTGGTCTATACAAACCATAAACATAAAATAACCCTTCTTGCAATATTTTATATTTCGTTCTAACCATTATTTTGTTCTTTTTATTTTTGGTTTAACTGGAATAGGTTTACCTGTAGGAATTGGTTTAGGTGTCGGCTCATTAATCTCTTTAACAACCTTCATCACATCCTGTTGCTCATCTGAAATACCTTCTTTTACCATCTCAAGAATTAAATGAATCTGACTTCTATCTAATCCAAGAAACAATTCATAAAATGCAGGTGGAGGCACAAGAGCTGTGGCTAATATATTAGTTGTGTACGATCTTAAAGCTTCTGATCTCTTCTGTCCTATATCCACCCTATCTTTTTCACTAATTGAAAACAAATCAAGCCACTTTACAGTATACTCATCCTCTGGAGTAGGTAATACACCCAATTCGATAAACCTGTCTACAAGTAGCCTTAAAATGCGTGGTTCAGCATGGTCTTCTCTTCGACTCTGAACGTATGTTTTCCATTCTCCTGAATCCTGTGTACTGGCTAATTCCCCTCTCTCACTTCCTGATAAAATACGTTTAGGAATGCCTGTTTCAGCAGACACACAAGTAAGTAAAATATCCATATGGTTTTTAGGATCAGCTATCTGTTGATCAAGAGATTCCATCGTCATCCCTTCCAGATTAATAATCCTTCTTAAATTATGCTCAAACTCGTCAATTTGTTCTTTTAAGGTAGCTTCCTGTGCTAATGTTAATTTATATTCTGGGTCAAGTTTATTTGAATAACCAGGACGAGCACCACGCCAAAACATTTCTGCATCACCCCCCACTAATTTCTCAATATCCATCAACCTATTAAACACAGCTTCCAATCTAGGAGTCCCAAATATCTCTGATTCTAAAGTATCATCAATAATATGAATAACTCTAGAATAATGAACCCTTACCTGAGATGAAGAACCGGCATCAGCATCAGCTACTTCAATAGCATACACCTTTGGCATTCCATATCTACTATTTTTTGGATTAGTTTCATATGTATCAATTAAAGCACTCTTTTCACTAAAAGTCTTTATATATTTCAGTTTCCTTGTTCCTAATAGAACAGGCTTCACAAAATCATCTCTTTTCTTTACATCATCCAATCCTAAGAGCAACACTCCATATCTTCCAATCCCTGTCAAACGATCTATTCTAGACAATCTTGTTTTTAATCCAAATTTCCGATCTAATTTTGTCCAAGCCTTTTCAAAAATAGTTTCTTCAGGATTTTCTGATTCTACAAGTTCTACTGTTCCTTGCCATGTAGCTTTTACAGGTCTATTAATAATAGCCTTAGCCATATCCTGACGTTTATATTTTATCAAATAATCATCAAAAGTAAGTGTCTGTGGATAACCAAGAGCTTGATAAAGATCACGATCACCCCCATACTGCTGCCCTCCCATCTTAGAAGCAAACAACATCCTGCCTACCATCTCACTTGCTAAAGTATGTAAACGAGCATCTGTTTTAGTTCTGGTTCTTTTCATTATCTTGCTATTACTCAATTATCATTGCATAACCATTATCATCTAATACCATTATACCATCGGATAGTACTGCTGATCGTACTGGTGTCTTTTTCTCTACATCAGCACCATAGCTTGTACCTGTTGCATTGGTAGCATAAGCTCTCATATGATATGTAGTGTTTGCTGCTAATGGAAGAACACTTGTAAATGTTCCCTCACCGCTACCCGAAGGAACGTAATCATCACTCGTTGTCGGATTCGCTGAAGTTGAATAACACACTCCTCTGGCTGTGATTGAAGTTCCTGAACATACTCCTGTGATAAGGGCACCTCTTGAATAAGAAGATGTAAGTGTAGTTGTTACTACTGGTAATTCTGGAGGTGTTGGTGTTCCTGCATCGTAAGCGAAAGCACCAAGATCAGGAGGGTCATTGTGATATAACGAGTCACCATCATAAACAAGTCCGACTCCAATACCAACACCGTTTAACTGGTCATCATCTAAATGTAAGAAAGTTAATACTGGTAAAGTACCTCCTGTCCCTCTTGCTCCTGTAATACCAGCCGAATCAACTGAAAGAAAATCAGCATCAGCAACCGTTATTGGTATGTCCCATGTATTATATTCATGCGTGTAGTAAGTGCTTCCTGGTATATATAAATCACCATTCTCGTTATCATAACTTACACAGTTTTTGAATACTCTTAAAAGTTCATTTTGATCTGTATCTAAGCTGGTATTAACTGAAGCAAAATATCCTCTTGTACCCCCTATACCCTCCCCCCTATGTCCATTATGATAACCAGTGCAGTTATAAACATTAGCATAAACAGCATAGTCACTCTTATAGTCGAGTGTGAACCATCCATTCTGCCAACGAGCATCCCCTACCAATTGAAACTGCAAAGAAACCGTTATAACAGAATCATCTACAGAACCTGGATCAGCCTCCTCACGGATAGAAAAGAATATCCTTTCAATACTCTTGTCTTCTTTTAAGTCCCTTATATTTACCTCACCAGTAAAAAACCCTGTATCTACAGAACTGTCCACAACAGCATACTCTCTGTACTCATCTGAAATAATATTTGAATTTGCCATGACTATATGATTTTAAGTTATACTATTATGATCTTATCCCTTTAATTTTATCAATTTAACATTAATGGCTTTTACCCCACGTTCTCCTTCTACTGTTTGATACTCAACAAAATCATCTGTTTTTACTGAATCAAGTGTTCCTGAGACATGAAAGAAAATATCTTTATCAGTATCACCATCTGTAATAAATCCATAAGATTTCTGTTCATTAAAAAACTTTACTTTGCCTTTTTTTGTTTCTGTTGCTCCCATTACAATAAAATATTAATTATTAATTACTACCAACTTTTTGCTTCTTTTTTCCCCACCACCTTAGTAAAAGCACCAGAACCAGCATCCACCTGATCTTTATATGTACCAAATGGAAAGAATCTATACTCTTCTATAAACTCTTCATTCCAAATTGCTGTTAATAATGACACATTACCATTATTAACCTGTACAGAAAATGGATCTGCTCTTTGTTCCTTATCCCCTGTTGATGGTTCTTTATACGCTTTAAATCCTGCTAAGTTAAGAATAGTTGCATTTGCTGAATCTTTTCCAGATGAACCTGGTTCTTGTTCCATCCATATATCAACATTAGGCCCATCTGCAATAGCTGTTGCTTTTATAATAGCTTCTCGTTCATGGGTGTCCCAACGTCCTCTTTTTACATCTTCTACAACAAACATCCCATTAGACAAACGACTTATTTTTACTCCAGCTGTGTATGCCCCACTACCTACTGTAGCTGCCTTATCCCAATACCTTACAGTACTATTAATATGATTTGGAGAAGGTATTGCAGACATCATATTAAAATGGTCTACCTTAAACATACCTCCACCAGGTGGTACTGGATTTTGGCCTACTTGACCGGAAAAACCATATTGACCTAAATCAGCCTCCATATCATTCAAAACTTCCCAAGGCATACGTTTTGGGTCTAACAAATCATCTTTATAATTAGCTATCAATTCCGGTGGTTTTACTTGCTTTTTATAATTCCGACACTCCCCTGGTAATGATATATTTCTAACATTCTTTTTCTTCTTATCTAATATATGGCCAGTAGGATCATTCTGATGTAGCCTCTGCATTATTAATACAGTTGGAGTGACTGCCTTATCCGTTTTACGAGTAGATAATGTTTGAGAACACCAACGATTTGCTTTCTTTAATTCTGTATCAGAAACAGCCTGTTCAGGATTTAAAGGATCATCCACTATTAGAATATCACCATGAAATCCTGTCATTGATGCTCCTACTGAAGTGCTAAATCTACTCCCACCAGCAATAACTTGATTATTTCTGCCTCCTAATTTTTTTACCACCTTAAAGTTAGACTTGGTGTCTTTATCATCTTTAATATCTAGTTCAGGATATAATTCTTGAAATATAGAAGATCGTATTAAATCACGGCAATATTCAGCTGACTCCAATGATAAGTCTTTAGAATAAGATGCTATAATAAACCTCATGCGAAACCATTTAGTCCAACACCAAGCCGGAAACATAATACTACATGTAATAGTTTTGGTTGATCCAGGTGGTACATTAATAATAAGGTCATATTCACGTGGCAATCTTTGAGCAACTCTTTCTGCTAAAATTTCTAATTCACGACAAAGAAGTTCAATATGCCAATTTGGACTAAAATCATGAGCAGAGGCCAGAGGCCAGAAATATTGTAGAAAAGAATAAAGACTCCTATCATTCAGTTCACGAGAAATAAGCTGAGGATTTTCCAAAAGAGTTCTCATTCGTTCAGATTTTGTCTGAATGGTACGAACCCTTGAAGATATATTTTTAGTTGCTGTTTGGGTTGACATGTTCTGCTAATTGTTTTTGTTGCTGAGATATTCCGATTTTTTCAAGAAGTCTCAATTCAGTATCAGATATTCCAGTAAAATCGAATTTGTTAATATTAATGTTTGTACGTGTAATGTCAATTTTCTGTGAATCAGCCCATTTAGTTCTTTGACGCATAGAAAGCCATTTATTAGCAGCCCACGAATCTGGTGGGTAATATTTCTCAACAGGTGTTTGAATAACTCTTCCTTGATGCTGGCATACGTGCATTTCCTTTTTAGTAAATCCTACAGCACGTTTATACAAAGCTTGAGCAACTCTTGCATCAGCAATAACTTTTCCTTCATTCAAAGACTCAAGGAATCTAGAGTGAGTTTGCTTCCAACGATCTATGGTAGCAACAGCAATATCAAAAACAGTAGCAATCTCTGCATCAGTATGCCCCAATAACGCCAATTCGTATGCTTGACGACATCTATCAGGATACCACTTTGTTGAGAAGCTCGTTGTGCTCATTTGTCTTGTTCTTGTATGTTTCATGACATCTTTGTTGCGTTACGTTCCGTAATAGAACAAAGATAATCCTTTTTTTAAATAAATAGTAATTTTCC